ACATTTTCTAATTCACGTACTTCATCTTCTTGCTCGTCTAAACGTTTTTCATGCCTCTCTAAACTTTTAAACACATGCAACAAACGTTCATCAATACGTGCCATATCAGAAATAGCCGTACTTAATTTGTCTAAAGTTTGTTCTATTCGATCAAGACGCTGCTCAGTACTCATTAGAGAGTTGCCGCCAACTCAAACAACTCATCCATTTCTACACCTGTCATACCCAGTGCAGTAGCCATAGCATCAATCCAAGGAGACACACGCTCAACAGTAGAACCGTACTCCCACTCAATAGATACAGCGGTTTTATCAGGCTCATCCATGACTGCAATGGCGTCGTTAACCATAGTGAGCTTGCCTACCTGAGACAACGCTAGTCGTGCTTGACGCATAGTAACAACCATGTTCTCACGCTTATCTGCTAGTTTTCGTGCTTCGTAATCGTCAATTTGTTGTTGTACAGTAATAATGCTAGTAGTAGTAACACCTTCTTCATCTGTTACTTCTTGCTCATACTCAATAAACATGTCTACTTCTGTCCAAGCGTACACCCAGTTACCGTTAGCGTCCTGCTCTACTCCGCTACTTACAACAGACTTATAGTCCGCAGAAGGCGCTGGCCTTGGTGACTCAAGTACGGGGTCAATACCCAGTGTTTCGTTGACGTTTTCGTTCCACACTTTAGGTAGGGAAACATTAGGATTGTCTTTGCGGATTTGGCCTTGAGATTTAACCTCACCCGTTGATCGTACTCTGTAGTTACTCATAGTTGATATTCCTATGCGATTGCGTAAAAGATGTAAGTGCCACCATTGTTGTTTAGTGCGGCTGGCGCTGATGAGGTCACTGTAAAGCCAGCGTTAAGTGGGTCTATGTAGTCTGTGTTGGCAGTTTGAGAGGCTGTAGAGTTCAACAGAAAATAAGGGTCATCTCCTGCCACGATGCCACGCACAGAGTCATACACATACCAATCGCCATTATTGTCTGTACGCTTAATCAAGATAAACCTAGCGCCAGCACTAAAACCACAATCTACGTTTAAGTCATTGCCTGTTCCGGTGTAGCTTCCTACTTTTGATATTCCATCTACTGAGGCGAAGAGGTAGGATACAACACTTCCCCATGAAGATTGGCTTGGATTTGCGCCAACAGTAAATACCGTGTCTGTTGGTGTTGTATTATCCCACCAACCAGAGGATGCAGTTGTTTCGGCATTGTCTTTATTAAGATAGATGGCTTTTGTGTTGCCTATGTCTTTGTGATAAACAATCCAAGAAGTTGTTATATCTCTTGATTTGAGAATCATCATCTCAGGTGCTACGCCTAAGTTATGAGGAATCACACTGTTTGGAGACCCATCGCCCTCATAGCACACCACATCGAAGAAGCCGTGTGCGCGCCTCCACATAAAGGATTGCTTTGTGGTATCTGGGCTATATGTAGAGCCGGGAAATAATCCTACGTTTGACTGAAACCTAACTGAAGCATTTGAAACTTCAGCATCAGTGGTCTCTGTCTTAAGGAACGAGCCACCTGCAAGCCTCGGATAAACGTAATGTCCGCCACCTGTCACTCTTGAGTTGATCTCTAAATCTACTGGGAAGCCTGAGTAGTAGTTAAGCGGCGGGGTCTCTGCCTGAGCCTCGGCACTGAATCGAGTATCAATAGCAAACAACTCATCAGCCTCGAACTCACTCGCTGGCTTGTTCGGGCGGCGTATCGCCATGTAGATGAAGTCCCGACTAGAAGATGTTTCTAAATAAGAAAACCCCCTGCTGTTAAGCGCCCAGTTTGTGTAGGTAGCCTCGGCATTAGGTTCATTGGCCACAAGACCAGCAGTGTCACCTCCAAGAGAGCCAACAAAACCACGCTGAGAATCAAATATAGACCACCCGCCGTTACTGCCTGATGTTTTTGCTAGCAACCACTGAGGTTCCCAGCCGAGATCAATATCAATTGAGCTGGCGGAGGTAGAGCTAAAGCTCCCGCACTGGATCATGCCCTCGTCACTGTCGTCGTGGGCGAAGAGGTAGGCGACGTATTCCTGAGGACTGCCGTTTACAGACGTATCCCTGCCAACTGTAAATACAGAGTCGGTAGGCATGGCAGGGAACTGAGGAGTAGAGCTGTTTTGGTTCTGCTCCGCTAATTCCGAGTTAAGATATAACCTCTTTGTGAGGGGGTTAGATAAATCTTTGTGGAATACCTGCCAATTGTCACTGCCGGTTAGCCTCTTAACAATAATCATCCCCGGCTCAACGCCAAGGTTATGGGGTATCTCACGCCCTGCTACGCTATCACCCGTATACGTCACCACGTCGAAGAACGAAGGTGCCTTGCGGAATGTCCATGAGGCTTGACCATCACCCGCCGAATTAAACCATCCTGAGTAATAGCCTGCCGTAAACCCATCCGAATTAAACGATGTGACATCCGCGTAATCTAATTCCCCATCTGCCGAATTGGAAGCCAGAAGTTTCCCTGCTCCTCTTTCTGTATCAAACAACCCATGATTATGGACGGCATCTCTGCTCTTAATCCAAACCATCCCGCCCCCACCGGCGAGGTCTACACCGTTAACGATGTCTTGAGCTGTGCCCGTACCCTCGTACAAGTAAGTAGAGAACACGTCGTCAACGTAAGTAGCCTCTCCACCAGCGTTACCAGCAGCAGCCTCTAATAATTTCTTTTTAGTACTCATATCAAGCTAACGCCTGTCCAGCAGTAAAGCCATACCAAGTCGTGCCACCATCTCTTGTGTAAAAGACAAATACATCTTTAGCACTAGCAGTGGCTGTTAGTGTTGGTGCTGTAGCCGCAGGCCAATCTACTGCCGCAGGCCATGTGACTGTGTAGCCCGACGCACTGGCATCCTGAATAAGCTCAAGAGAAAAACTAAAGGCAGTACCAGAAGCAGGAGGATTACTAAAAGTAAATGTAGTGTTTTCTGTTAGCGTGTGGCTAAAGGCGTTACCGGCTTCACAATTAACAGTAGTAGCGTTAGATGTGCTGGTAACAGCGGCGTAGGTTTCATTGTAGCTATCAACTATTAACTCACCAGTAACGTCTACGTCGCCTGTATAAGCCGCTGTAACAACAGGAGATCCTGACTTCTGCAATGCACCTGTAAAGTTAGCCGTTGTATCTGAGTATGCTGCATAGCCACCTGTGTCAATTAGATAACTAGCAGAAGTCCACGCCGTACTGCCATCCCCTGCTTTTACTTTTAGTGTGTCTGTTTCTATTCCTAACTCACCTTGTGCTAATGTTGGATTAGCTGAAGTCCAGTTAGATGCTGTATCTCTGCGTATTTGAATAATGCTAGCCATGATTATGCACCGCCTCCGTTAAAATTCTGAGCTGTAAGATAAGTTGAATTAGCAAAACCACCGTCTAGCCCTGCACCGGAAGTGCCTGCAATAAACTTTGATGTGTCGCTATCATAAACTAAAGTTTGACCGTCTGTTGGAGCAGGTGTTAAATTAACATCGCTAAGATCATCAAGAGATGCAGTAGGGCCAAGAGAGGCTGCTAAAATTCTTGCAGTCATCGTGGCTGTAGTAGGTAAAGTTGTGTCGTTACTTACAAAGGTTTCTGACGATAAAACAACAGCAGCAGCATCCATATCACTAAATGCTACACTGGTTAAGTAGCCTGCCGATGCGTGGTTACCCCAACCAAAAGCTGTGTTCCAGTTAGCAATATTTAAGTTAGAGCCTGTAACAGCACCTGAAAACGTACCTGTAGTTCCAGCAACAGCAGTAAACGTACCAGCGGCTGGTGTTGTACCGCCAATAACTACGTTGTCTAAAGCACCACCGTTAAGATCAATAGTTCCTGCGGTAACCGTCCCTGAAACAGTAACATTATCAAACGTAGCTGTACCAGTAAACGTAGGTGATCCTAAGTCTGCTTTGGTTGCACTAGCTACTTGAAGAGCATTAAATTCTGTATCAAACTCTGAACCACGGACAACCTTATTAGGATCGCCTGTAGGTAAAGAATCTTTAAGAGTAAAATTAGTAGTCTTTACATAATTAGACATAAGGTTTCTCGTTTGTTGTGTCTTTTAGTTAAACACCCTAATCTAAGATGCTTAAATAAAAGGGGGCCATTGCGACCCCCGGTATAGCTTACTCGTCAGCGATAGCGATAATAAAGCCAGCTTCTGGACGATAGGTTTGAACACCGTACAAAGTGTCAGCAGTGTACAGAGTAGACAAGTACTCCTGCTTGTACTGTGTTTGGCTACGTACAGCCATTTGCTCTGCAAGAACAATAGCGTCCTTGTGGAAAAACAAACAACCACGTACCTGTACAGCACCGTTTTGAGCAGCAGTCTCCAAGATAGGAGCGTTGCTAGAAACGTATACATCTACACCGTACAAGTTACCAATCAATCCTGACTCGACACCACGTCCACCAACAAAGTCAGAAGACACGTAACGATCAATACCCATGATAGACTTACGCGCCGCAGGTGGAATTACCAAGCAACGGTTGTCCATAGGTACATCAGCATCATCCATCAACTTGATAGCTTCACGCAACGCAAGGTCAGTAAAGTTATCTCCAGATGCAACAGTATCAGCAGCAAACGTAGCAAGACCGTTAGCGGCATCTACGTAATAGCTGTGAGTGTTAACCCAGTTTGCACCGTCAGTTGGAGCAGTAGTACGAGTACCATTACCAAAGCCAGTAGCAACATTCATCAGATCAGTGTCAACCGTAAGAGCCAACTGATAGCCAGCATCTTCAGTGTA